AATGTTTCGTAGAAATAGTATAAATCCATTTGTACTTCGAGATCTTGTACTTTTGCTGAAAGGTCGTCGGCCTTGCCTATCCTAAAAGAAAGGAAAACCGCCGGTGCCGGAAACGGATGTTCTGATTCCAAGAAGCCCACTTGGTTGTGCCAAAGGTCAACCCACTGCACTTGCAGTAAGTTGGTAGTAATGAGATTGGCGATCTCTTCGTAGAGTTGCGCCCAAAGCTTGAGAGGTTCCATATTTTAGGTTTTTGAAAATCTTTTATTAATTTCGATAGCAATCCAACTGTCCAAATCGCCCATCAAAGTGGCACTTTCGCCAATGAACTGACGTTTCGGCATGACCACCCTAAAGCTGTCCTTCTTAGTAAACGCCATCGCTTTGAACATGCTATTTCCGGTGGCTTTGAACATCGCCCAAAAGAACTTCCTGCTTTTGGCTGTCACCTTCACGCTGATGGTGCCGCCGTCATTATGGATGGGCGCGTGTTCCTCGTCCGATCCGAACACGATGCGCTCGTTGGATTGCTCGAATACCCGGATGGAGTTAAGCAAGGCAGACGACTTCACAAGCACTTTTCTGCCAGGATCAAAGTCGTCCTTGCGTTTCGGCCACGGCTGAAAGGAAGTGTCCGTAAAGCCTTGGTTGAAGAATGAATCTTGAAAAAAGTTTACTCCGGTGCGCGCGGCGAACCTTACGGCATCTGCTTTGAGCGTTTCAGCCATATGGCTAAAGTCCGGTATATCGTTTTTTTGCCTCATTTTTTGGTTTTCAATATCAATTCTTTGCGATGCTTCTTTATCAGTATATCTACCGACTCCTTAAAGGCTTTACTATCGCCTTTTGGGATGGCAAAGTACGGATGATCGGTTTCGCTAAAGAATTGCGCCGACTTACCCACGTTCATCTCAAAACCTTTGTCCACCTTCGCGCCTTGCATGGAGCGGTTGTTGACCGCCTTGGTGGTCGGCTGTGCCGTGCATCGGCAACGGAAACCATTGGGCGGGTAATAAGTGTCCCAAAAGCTGTCGTCAATCGGTTTGATGATGCCGTCCAATGGTTCATGCTCATCGCGGACGCGGTCGTCACCGATGGTGCGGTAGATGAGGTTTGGAAAGAGATCTTTGTCTGCCTGAAATTCCTCCCACTGCCGTGCCGCTTGTGCGGATCGTTTGGCGGTTTGAAACTCCGCTTGCAAGTGCGTCCGGTTGAACAACTGATGCGTCTTCTGCACTTCATCTTTAAACGCCTGGAATGTCCTGATCTTGCCATTCTCATCCACCAAATTGGCGTTCATCTCAGCCAACTCTTGGTAGGTCTTTGCTGCAGAGAACCTGAACAGGTTTTCTTTGATTTTCGGAACGTTAGGCGAGTTCTCCGCATCGAATTTTACCCAATTTTCACCAAATCCGGAACGCCCGGCTTTGTCAAGTTCCGAAAAGATTTTCAAAACGAGACCTTCATCCAAAGCGGAAGGTGTAAGCGAGCCGTTAAACAGCTTGCGGGTAACTTTGTCGATGAGCTCTTTCCACGGCTTCAGGTCTATGGCCTCAACGCTCTCTGGCCCGTGGTCGTGCCCGCAGCCTACTTGGTAGAGGGCAGACACTTGCGCTGAGGCTTTTACTTTTTTACCGCCGGCTTTTTTTTTTCATCAACAGGCGCAGCTTCTATCGGCTGTCCCTTAGGCACGAAGCCTGTTATCGGGATGCCGGTCTTCAGGGCGATACTTTCAAAGTCTAAGATGAACCCTGCGTTTGTCAGCGCGACAGTCTTGTCTAAAAGTACCTCATTTGTCATCGTTTCAGATTCGTCCCAATCGAGGCTGTGACCTGCCAATCCACTGTACGCACTACTGATCTGTTGGAGTTTGGGAAAGAGCAACGAATTAACAATGTACTGCACGAACAGTTTATCGCTTTCGTGCCTATCGTTGGCCACGCCTTGAAGAATCTTCAAGCTGCCAAAGGTGCCGTTGCTGTTCTTGTGATCTGTAGTACCGTCTTGGCCTAGGATTAACTTGGAAATTTCTGAATTAATAGTTGCAATCAATTCTTTAAAAACCATATAAGTATCTGTGTCTGGTGTAGTCCCAATGCTTACTGTTTCGCTGCCACGAATTACACCTACGTGGTTTGAAATCATATTAATACCCATCTCTAAAAGTTCGTCTCTTCGTTCGGTGGTCATATTATCGGTAGTAATCCACACAGGCGGGATGCCAAACTTCTCGATATAGTCGAGCCAGCTACCCATAGCCAACTTCTTGGCAATGATGAGCGGTGTAAGGTCTGTGAGCAATCCAATCTCGTTGTCCGCCCCTACTTGTATGTAAAAGCGGGAAAGGCTTCCTTCCCGGTAGCTGAAACCGTCCGAATCGCCGGGTGATTTTAATATCAACCCTTTTTTTGTGTTGATATGCGCCAAAGGTATAGAAATTGCACATTTTAGCTCAAGGTTGTCGTCTAAGTCAAAAAGTTCGATGACCTTTACTCCTTCGAACATCGAGAGCAAAGCCTCTTCCATAAACTTCTCGAAAAACGGCTTGTCAAATAGTTTCTTCAGCTCCTCACTCTCCTCACCAGATTCATCCACAATTTTGAACTTGGAACGTAGTACACGATAAACACGAGTGCTTATTACACTGTTCAGATGCGCATCTAACCGTAGGTTATCGTACAAATCTGAAAGCAGTAGAAAACTCGGTTCACTGCTGTCGGTAGCGGTAGCGACTGCAATCTTCCAATCGGCAAGCGTTTTGGCGGTAAAAGCCTTTGGCTCTCGCTTGAGCTGTGTGCTTAAGCTCTTGCTGCTTTTAGAAGAGGTAAGCGCGGCGGCTACACGGATTTTATCTTCCGGGATAAATCGGAGGAGTCGGTCTTGTAATCTTTCAATGAATGTCATATGTAAAAGTCTTTATTTGAGCGGTTGACATAAGTTGGAGCGGCCACTTCTATTCCTTGGGCATCAATCGGCTTGGGCAGACCATCCGGGGTTTCCTTACCGGATTTAATGGACTCGAGCATCTTCATAGCCATGTCGTAGTCCTCTTTGTAGTCGGCGGGTACTTTGCGCGCAGCGTTTCGCCTAACGAACTTGTATAATACCAAGGTGGTTAGTATGCCAACAATGAGGTGATGGCGTTCTGCGCCTGTGGTGTCGAAGATGGCGGCTGTATCGTATCTGCCTTTAAGTTTGGTCTTTATAATCTCAATGCCTTGGGCTTCGAGCTCGTCAAGGATGGCCTGCAAAGCTTCTGCCGATCGTTCATTGATGAACTGAAGGAGCATCTGCGTTTCGAGGTCTTCTGTTGTGAGAAATTTGAATGCCATTAGAATCTGGTTTTACGTTTGTATTTTGCCATGGCAGGCTTGCTGCCATCGCTCCCGGTGTAGATGTATTTTGATAATTCGCTGATGCAACTCTCATCTGCATCGGGCGCATCGTCGTGTGATTTGTATCCGGGTTCGATTCCGAAGAGTTGTGCCAAGCCTGTCTGCGTGTCGGCATGGCTCTTCTTGTTCTCGTTATAGTAGATGCGCCCATTCTGATAGTATGCCTGAAGCTTCACGATGCGGTCGTATTTGTTGACTTTTGAGGTCGGTATATGAGCTATATTGAGCGAGAGGCGATACTCAGCCTCTGTCTCGGTAATTGTTCGATTAACTTCGTCGTTCCAAAATTGGCTTTCAAATCCCCAATGAACAACGACAGTGTTTGGTAGTGATTTTTGAAATTCACACATCCAAGCGATAGCGGCTTTCATTTTAGATTGTCGCACATAGCTGTCTATATAAAAAAAGTCAGTGCCCTTCAACCCCCAAACGCGCACGGCGTTGAAGTCGGAGGTTGAAGTGCCTGCGTAGGCGACATCCCAACGTCCAATAATGATTTTCATATGGTTTAGATTTGGCAGTTTTGTCCATTGTATCTGCTCATCGGTGAAAATCTCACCTTCCACGTGCGGCTCGCCGTTGTACTCTGCCATAGCGGCCAATACGCCTATTTCGTCTTCAACTTCTCGATAGTAATTTGGGCCGTATTTTGATTTCCAAGTCGGCTCGTAGGTCACAGGGTCGTAAGCCTTGACGTGGTGAACCTTCCAATTGGGGTGGCGTTCCTGTAGAATGGTTTGAATCATGACCGGGGCGAACCTGTTGTTGGCATAGATGAAACGGCGAATCTTTCCATCCATCGTTGGAATAAGGTCGCGCTCAATCCACTTTGCCAATTTCTTTTGACGCATCGGGTTGACAGAAGTCTCCTTTGTTTCCAAGTCATCTACGACGATGTAATCAGGTCGTTGGTCGCGTACCCGCAAACCTCTCACAGACTGCCCTGCGCCCAATGCTTTGGCTATAAAGCCGCCTTTGGTGATGAAGAAACCTTTCTCCCACTGCCCCGGCATCACCTGTTCTCCAAAGTCGTTGGTGATACGCGGGTTGGCTTCAAACTCCGCCCGCAAGTCTTCTAGCAGTTCTGAAGCTCGGTCTTTGCTGACCGTCACCAACACCATATAGTGTGCTTGACCGTTTGCCCAAAGCATGATGGGTTTGATAACATCATCCCACACAGACTTTGCCAAGCCGCGCCCCCACTCGTCAAATAGTTTGATCGTCGGGTTCTTGAGGGTCATTTTCGCCGATTCTATTTGAAAGGGCGCGGACTTGGAGGTTACATACTGCGGGAAGTAGTAGTTGGCGAAGGCTTCGGGGTCTGCTTTTATGGTACGGATTCGCTTCTCCTTATCGGCGGTTGACTCGTGCGGGTCTATTTGACCACCCGAGTCTCGCACCATCTTGAGCCGCTCTCGATACCTTTGTATGGCTTCTTTATCTTCCCTTTTCATTTTTTGTTGAATTTTTCAGTTAGCCCTTTGATAGGCTTCTTAGAGAAGATATGGTTGACGGTGTTGTCCTTGAAGTTGTAGAACAGATTAGCGATGTATAGCGTACGCCCGGGCTGATGTTTATCAGCTGGCAGGCTCATCGGTTGGCCAACTTGGAAAACTGTGCCGCGCTTTATGTAATATGCCCCTAGCTTAAGTCGAAGCTTACTTGCCGCGAACTTGTTGTATGTCAATAATAGTTGTATGTGGAGCCACAGTATTCTCATGATAGTTTAATTGAAATGTCTGATAAATGCTCCTCTTGAAAGTCGAGTAGTTTAAGATATATTTTGGTATCGTAGTTTTTGATCGCCTCGAAGAGCTGATCCATTACATCCACATAGGTGGAGAGAGTGATTCGGTTCTCCTTTTCAAGGTTCATCAGAGCCTTGTTGTACTTGCTCACTTCATCGGCAATCTTGGAGGCACGTTCGTTGAGCGTTTGAAAGAGCTCTGTGTCACGGTCTGCTTCTGCCTTCTCCATTTGATCGATGAGCTTGATGCGCTCCTCGGTGAGTTGACCGATGATCTTCTTGATGTTTTCGACCTGCGTTTTCGCGCCATTAATACGCGCGTCTCGCTCCTCCCGCCACGCGTACTTCTTTACCCATTCAGACAGGGTCTTTTCTTGAACATTCACGATTTGCGCGATCTCCTTCTGCGGCTTGCCCCGCATGAAGAGTTCTTTTGATAAAATGCGTTCTGTTGCCTTGGCCATTTCGATAAATTAATGGTACAAAATTGTAGAAATTCAACCCTAAAAGCGATTTGCAAAGCTGTAGTAGGCAGGTTAATAAAGTATAAAATGTACTTATCGAAAGTATGACACGTCATAGATTTTATTTATGCAGATGATTTATTGAATTTTGTTGCCAATGAAACGCACAAGATTCCACATTTCGGCATCCATCACCGCTAAAAGCACACGCCCACTCATCGTAGAGGTCATGGCTGTTGGAAAAGAAGCCCACATCAAAATCAACGGTCCTATATTCGATTGGAATGAAAATAGCGCCGCCGAGGTTAGCCGTAAGATTGCAGAGGTGAAAGCCAATGGCATCACCAACGCGGTCGTCTATCTGAATACCGAAGGCGGGTCGGTCTTCCAAGCGAACGAAATCAACAATCTTTTAGAAGATAATTTTGATAGCGTCAAAATCATAGCCGGTGCGCTCGTTGCCAGCGCTGGTACTTACCTCTTGGCAAAGCATCCATCGGAAGGTAAGCGCAATTCGCTTTTCATGATACACAAGCCCAGAGGCTTCTTTGAGGGCAATGAAGACGAAGTAGTGTCTCAGCTTGAAATGCTAAGAATTATCACCTCAGAATACCGCACTGTATATGCAGAACGTTTCGGCCAAACACCGGAAGAGATAGACACGCTTTGGGCAGCCGGCGACTTTTGGATGTCCGCCGCCAAAGCCAAAGAAATCGGTCTCATCAACAGCATTATAGACGAGGAAGTTGACATAGACGAGCCAACAGCCACGCTCATCTCAGCCTGTGGCTGCCCGATTGCCCTAACAGTTACGAAAAAACCACAAAAATCACATACAAAAATGGAACTACCAACATTGGCGGTCAGCTTAGGCTTGACTGCTACAGCTACGCAGGCAGAAGTAGATGCCAAGTTGCAGGAAGTGAAGGCGAAAGCCAAACGCGCCGACGAGCTTGAGCAAGCTGCGCAAGCATTACTTGATAATGATATCAAGTCAGTGCTCGATGAAGCCGAACGCACCAAGAAGATTACACCGAAAGGCCGTGCCTTCTACGAAGCGATGGGCAAGAGTAACCTTGAAGGGTTAAAAGCCGTCTTGGCTGAGATGCCCATGTCTACTGCAGTAAGCCAAACCATTGACAAATCGAAACCTGCCGGTGAAGACCGCAGCAAGTGGACGTTTGCCGACTACCAAGAGAAAGCACCGGAAGCATTCATTGAGATGCTTGAAAAAGAACCCGCTAAAGCCAAGGCATTGGCTGATGCCCATTACAAACAATAAATAAAAAAAAAGACATGAAAACAATCACAAGACTATTGTTAGCTGTATTGGCGATTTTCGCCTTCGGATTTAATACTACACCTGAAGGGCAGGCGTTATCGCAGCATATTTCCGACCCCGCACCCACTGTCATGATGGCCGTCGCCTTGAATGAGTTTGCCGAGCGCGAACTCATAAAGCAATTCAGGCACACAAACAGTTGGCTCGGCCGAGTTACTTCAAAGAATCAATGGGTAAACAACGACGTGATACGTCTTACTGAAATCGGCGCAGATCCGGCTGTATTAATAAATAACAATACCTATCCAATAGCTGTTTCATCAAGGACAGACGATAGTGCTGCTGTTTCATTGTACAAATATGATACCGAGAACACGTCAATATCTGAAGATGAGGTTTACGCATTGCCTTATGATAAGCCCGGAAGCGTGCAAGAGCAGCACAGGTTGACTTTAGAGGAAACTACACAACGCCACGGACTTCATTCTATTGCACCTATGGCTAATACACAATCTACTCCTGTAATTGTAACTACTGGTATTTTACAAAACGGCAGACGCCGATTGACTTATGAGGATTTAGTTAATTTTAAACAAAAGTTAGACGTACTCAAAGTGCCTAAGGTCGGCAGAGCTTTGGTTTTGTCACCCGACCATATTTCCGACCTCCTGTTGGAGGATAAAGCTTTAGCCATTCAATACCAGAATCACACCGCCGGGCAGATTTCTACGAATTATGTTGGATTCCAGCTATTCGAAGATGTAGATGCTCCAGTTTATGACTCCATAAGCAAGCAGAAGTTAGCCTTTGGTAGCGTGACTGCCGGCCTTGCTGCTTCTGTGGCATTCCATTTTGGAAGCGTTGTGAAAGCACGTGGTACAGTTGCTCGTTTTATGCGGGCTGCTGAGAATGATCCTGAGAACAGAAAAACTGTCGTCGGTTTTCGATTGTGGCACTTGGTTATCCCAACACGCAAGTTGGGTCAAGGAGCTATCATCGATGCGACCGCATAACGATCAGTTATGATAGGGGCTGCCCCACTAATGCAGTGGGCGGCCTCCCCTAAGGGGGAAAAGTTAATCTAAAAAATAAAAACTATGTCAAAAGCTCCAAGAAACGCGCCAAGAAGCGCCCCTAAAGTCGGAAACAAAGTAGTTGCTTGCGGACCAATCCGTTGCAATAAAAAGGGCAAAAAAACTAAAAAGTAGCATGAAAAAAGCACTTATATTATCGTTTTTTTTGGCTGCATCCGGTTGCGCGAGCAAGCGGCCTGTTCCGCCAACGATCATTGAGAAAGTGCGAAATGTTAAGGAGATAGTACGAGATACGGTCTTTGTTGTGTCTGCCGAAAAAAGCACAGCCACCTTTGAGGTGAATTGCCCGGATCAGCAGAAGCCAACCATCAAACCGACAGGCACACAGCCTGCTAAAAACTTAAAACCGCCTACCGCGGATCTGTCAGGAAATCTGCTGACGATTAATTGTGAAACGATCGCGCAAGAGCTATTCTTTCAATGGAAGGAACAGTTCATCTCCGAAAGAGAAACGATAAACCAACCCGTGGAAGTGCCGTTTAAGCCTTCGTGGTTTCAAAAGCTGTACATGACGGTTGGTAAGTTGACAATTCTCGCCATCATCATCGGTTTGGGATTGCGGTTTTCGCCGCTGAATATCAATGTTTTGAAATTTCTAAAATAAGAATCATGACAAAAAATGAAAAAATAGCCAACGACATTTTCAAAGCCGACAAGGCTGTGAAAGAAGTCTTTGTCTGTGACGATGGTACCGCCTTCGTCAGTAAGAACATGGCAGACCTGCACGCCAACACCAATGCTTCGGGCAAGAAGTTGAAAGTGGAAACTTTCACCCGCCCCGGCAAGACAGAGGCTGATGATGCCAAAGCTGCCGCTGAGGCCAAGAAGCAAGCAGAAGCCGAACTCAAAAAACAAGCCGAAGCAGAGGAGGAAGCCAAAGCCAAAGCCATCAAAAAAACCGGCAAGTCGAACGGCTCGCCTGAAATCCGATAATTATGGGACTGACAGGAGTTAAGATCAATAGACTAAACGGCGGCTTAGGCAGAAAGAACCCTACCCTTGACGGCGTTGCCTTGCTCATCGTGAAACGCGCAGTCGCTGCTACAGGGCTTGCCATTAAGACAGCGGTTGAGTTGCTTTCACTCAAGTCTGCCGAAGACTTGGGCATCAACGCCACGTATGACGACACCAACTCGGTGTTGGCGCACTACCACGTGGACGAATTCTTCCGGATTGCACCGGACGGAAAACTTTTCCTCGTTTTAGATGACGGTACGCTAACGAATGCGGAGATCAAAACCATTTTAAAGGAAAATTCAAGTATAAAATTTATGGGGGTTGTCACCAACTCGGTTCCGGGTCTTGATGTACTGCCTTCTACTTTTGTGATTGGGTATCAAGCGTTGGTTGACGAATTGCGTTTGGAAAGCAGGAACATCTCTGCAGTACTCTTAGAGAGCGGCTACTTCGATATCGCAACCACAATTGCCACCTATCAAGACTTGCGAACGCTTGCTTCCGGCAACGTGTCTGTGGTCATCTCACAAGACCCGGTTATTGCCGCACTGAAACCCGCTTATGCCACGCATGCCGCTATCGGCACTGCGCTTGGCGCATTGTCTGTCAGAGGTGTGAACGAGAGCCTTGGTTCTGTCGATATCATCAACAAACCGTCTGCCGCACGTGGACAAAGGGACTATCCGCTCACCGACCTTGCAAGAGGCCGTTGGTTGGATGCCGCTTTGCAATCGGGTAAAGCATTTAGCACGCTGACGGCTGCTGAGCTGCAAGCTTTGAACGACAAGGGCTACATCTTTGTGGCAAGCTATAATGGCTATGCCGGCTTCTTCTTCAACGACAGCCATACGGCTACTACCTTGTCCGATGACTTCTCAAGAATTGAAAATAACAGGGTATTCGACAAAGCTGCAGGCCTGTTGCGAAACGTAATGTTGCCAAAGGTAAAAGCCAATATCGCCAAGAATCCGGCTACCGGAACGATTGGCGATGCCGCTGCTACCGAGTTAGAAGCTTTGGGCAACGGGGCACTTCAACGTATGCAGGCTGCCGGAGAGATATCAGGGTTTGACACGTACATAGACAGAGCTCAGACACTTGCGAATGACGTACCACTTCGTGTGAAAGCACAAGTGGTTGTGAATGGTATCATCCACAGCATCGAGATTGACCTTGGACTAACGAATAAATTACAATAGAAATGGGAACTGAAATCATCAACCACTTCGGCAAGGTCACAGGATGGAACCATGTATCTACACGCATCCTTGGACGCGATATTGTCGGCATCACTGAAGTATCTTATGACGACAATGTTGACATTGAAGGCGTCAAAGGCGCAGGTCAATACGACATCGGCGTAGGAGAAGGTAACTATACAGCCAAGGCAAGCATCACCCTTACACAAGAAGAAAGAGTGGGCATTTTAAACGCTTTGCCTCAGGGCTTCCGCATTCAGGACATAGATGCTTTCCCTGTTGTCGTGACTTATGACAACAACGGTTTCATCTATCGAGATGTGATTCAAGCCTGCCGATTTAAAAACAACGGTGTAGAAGTCAAACAGGGCGATAAAAGTATTGCCTTTAAGTTTGAACTTTATACACCAAAAATCGATTTCAACATCTAAAAAATCAATCTTTAAACATAATCTAAAGCCCATTTAAAACCATTTTAGATGGGCTTTTTTTAAAAACAATTAAGTCATGGCCAACGAGAAAAAAGCACAAAAAAACAACGAAATCAGCGAGAATCAAATTGCTGAGTGGAAAAAAAACAAATCAAACGTCAAGGAGATCTGTATAAAAATTGACGAAGCAGACATGTCAGTAAACGCAGAGGTGGCAAAGTTCATTATCTGCGCACCTTCGCGTAAGATTCAAGAAGCCCTTAATGAGTACGCTGCCAATAAGGATATCGACTCTATCAACAAACTGCTCGTGACCAACTGTGTGTTGGGTGGCGATATGGATTACCTCTCTGAAGATAGCGACTTATCCATTTACCTTGCCGTTTTGGAAGAGGTGGGAAAGTTGATGAAGAAGCAGCGCGTAACTTCAAGGCGGCTATAGATGCCGGTAGCTTGGGTGAAGTCGGCGAGAAGGAGGAGCTATGGATTTCACAAATCAATGCAATCCTACGCAGAAACTACCAAGTTGACCCGCACGCGCTGAGCGATGAAGATTGGATGAAGTTGTATAACGAATTCCTCTACACGGAGAAGCTTAACAGAAAACTACTAAAAGAAACTTTCCAAGCAGCACTTGAAGAAGTGCTATCAAAAGTAAAAATGTGAGCACCACCACTACATCTTGGGTACTTGAACTAATCGATAAGATCAGCAAGCCGCTGCGCGACATAGAGCGTGCAGGGAGTGGTGTGAACGCTATCGTTGACGACATCAACGGCAGGCTGAAAGTGCTTAAAACACAAACGGCGGATGTTTCCGGTCGTCTGAAGAATCTTGCGCTTGGTGCAGCCGCTTTTGGCGTGCTCGCTGCCGGGTCCATTCAATTTGAGGAAGGCATGGCACGCGCCAATACCATGGCAGGCTTGTCTAACGAAGCCTTTGCGCGTGTTGAAAATCAAATAAGAGACATTGCCGAGGTAGTACCAATTGCCAAAAAGCAGTTAGCTGAAGGGCTGTTTGAAACTATCAGAGCGCGCGTGCCGAAGGACAATTGGATCAGTTTCTTGGAGAATAGCTCCAAGGCGGCTATTGCCGGGAATGCAGAGTTGGGCGTAGTGGTTGACTCCACCACTTCTACCATCAGAGCTTACGGCTTGGCTTGGGACCAAGCGAACGCCGTGCAAGATCGCTTTCAAGACACCGTCAGGCTTGGGCAGATTCCTTCCCTTCAAGCGTTGACAGATGCCTTGCCGCGCGTGACAGGTGTATCGGCTAAGTTGCAAGTGTCTCAAGAAGAATTACTATCTGTCTTTGCCACTGCCTCCAGCGTGATGGTTCAACCCGCTGAGGTTGCCACCCAATTAAACGCTGTACTTTCGGCATTGCTGAAACCATCAGCAGAAGCCACTAAGGCAGCTGAGAAGTTGGGTATTGCCTTCAACGCATCCAGCGTGGCACGTTCGGGCGGTTTGCAGAACTTTATCAAACAGCTCATTCCTCAGATTGAGGACTTGAGTAAGCGAACTGGGCAGAATCAAGAAGAAATTATTGGCCAACTCTTCGGTAGCCAAGAAGCTATCAAACTCATTATTGGGCTTGGCGGTGAATTGGCAGAAGGTTGGGCAAGTAATACAGAGAGTCTGAAGAACTCTGCAGGAGCGGTGAAAACCGCTTTTGACATCATGTCTGAAACTACATCAACAAAGCTTCAGCTGATGCGCAACTCGTTCGGTAATGTCATGGATAGCATTGTGAACGTGTTATCACCATTTATAGATATGCTACTTGATGGCGCATCTAAGGTATTCGGATTCGTTTCAGCATTTACAGAAGCCAATCCAACGCTCTCGCAATTCATCATCGTTGGCGGAGGCGCGGCTTTCGTATTAACAACTGTGCTTACAGCGGTTACTCTTGTAAGTCTGCGCCTCGAAACGATGAAGCTAAAGCTGTTAGCAGCTGCGGCATCAAATAACGTATTCACAGCTGCTGTAAGCCGTGGTACATTATTTCTTTGGAACATGGTCGCAGCAGGAGCGTCGCAAGTGGCTTTACTTGCCGGACAGGCAACCGGTTACGCCTTAACAGGTGCTTTTTTGGTAGGATCATTCCTTACCGGCTTGGTCACAGCCACTGCCGCACAATGGGGACTTAACATCGCTATGAACGCCAACCCAATTGGGTTGATTGTGCTTGGCTTAGCAGCCATTATTGGGGTGATTGTTTTGGTCATTAAATATTGGGATGAAATCAAAAATGCAATAACTAAGTTCACGGTTTGGATTGTAGAGCATTCGCCGTTCGCTTTCCTTATAGATTTGATTGACCGGGTCTTTCCCGGCTTCAAACAGAAGATTGCAGAAGTGTTCAACTTTGTCAAAGATCTAGCGCTTGCTGTTTGGGAGCGCGTCAAGAAGATATGGGCGGACATTAAAGCCTTCTTTGGCTTTGGTTCTGACGATAGCGTGGACGTAGAGGTGGGCATAACGCAGAAAGGCAAAGTAGAAGGCGCGAGCCCGAACTCCGATCTGGACCTTAGTTCAGCGGCCACACAACCCGACGCGAATGCCACGAACACTTTTGTCACGCCAACAGGCGGCAACGGCAAAGGCAACATCGTTACCGGAACAGTCGGCGGTAGCGGAAAAACCATCAACATGACGCTCAACATCACCAACAGCTTCAACATGGCAGCCGGAAAGTGGCGTGAGCAGGTGGACGAGATTGCCAACCAAGTGGTGGGCAGGATTAATGACAGGCTGCGGGACAGCGTAATTGCACTCGAATAATGGTTAACGTAGATATAGATATCAGTTCGCTCTTTGAAATTGCCTTTGGTGTCAAAGGCTTTGTCAGATACCAGGCATCGGTCGGGCAGGAAGAAGTGCGGGCAGACGCGGCACGCTTTGACGGCATTCCCGTCATCAGCGACCCGGTGGAAGCCTCAAAGATGAGCTTCATGGGCACGCCTATCATCTTCCCAATTAAATTCCGAGGCGGGAATTACAACTTCTTCGACAGCCAAGGTGATGTTGTGGTCTTTCAGATGGATGACTTTGAAATTCCGGCAGCCACGTTGGTGGACTTCCGGAGGCCGAAGATCATCACAACGAGCCGGGCAGTTGCCACCGAAGGTACTACGAAGGAGATATACGGATTTGACGATTGGCAGGTGGAGATTAGAGGCATCGCTTTGCGAGACCCTTCTCGCACAACCGATGTCACGGCTTACGAACAGCACTTGCGGCTGCTCGAGTGGGAGAATGTTGTAGATGCTATCAGCGTAAGCGGCGATCTGTTCGTCGATAAAAATATCAGCCACCTCGTTATCAGAGAGGCTGAGTTTAGGGCGATACAAGGCAAGCCCGGAATGATGCCTTTTGTTTTTAAATGTGTGAGCGACAAGCCCGCCGAACTCTTCTTATGATGGTAAAAGCGATGGTAGCACGGATAACGTTTGAAGCTTCGAGAGGACGGCGGAAGTTCGTCCTGAAGAAGCCTACATCGGTGACGGTGGAAAGCAGTTGGAAGATGCTCACCGATACCGCCACGATTACGATGCCGCGCAACGTGTATATGGACGGGCAGAAGGGGTACGAAAAGATGCGCATCAAAGACATCTTGGTGGCGGGAGACCCGGTCAGCATCGACTTAGGCTACAACGGCCAATACGTGCATGAGTTCTCCGGCTACGTGACCCGCGTCAGTGCGGATGTGCCGATTGAGATTCAATGTGAGGACGAGATGTTTGTCTTGAAGTCGATTCCGGTAAACGCAAGTTTTCAAAAGGTTTCCCTTCAGAAGTTGCTCGAAACGATATTACCCGACCGCGACATCGATGCTTTGGAGGTCAATATTGGCACTATACGGTTTGTGAAGACCACCGTTGCCAAGGTCTTGGAGTTCCTAAAGGACGAGTACAGCCTTTTCAGCTATATGAAGGGCAAGCAGTTAGTAGTTGGCAAAGTCTATGCCGATGATATCGTGAAGAATGTTCATAGAATCGTGTTGGAGAAGGATGTAGTGTCGCACAGTCTGAGCTACCGCAACAGAGACGACATCAAGATCAGAATCAAAGCCGTTTCGACTCTGCCGAATGGCAGTAAGTTGGATGTGACGGTGGGCGATGAAGAAGGCGAAGAGCGACAGTTGAGCTACTACGGCATTGAGGTGAAAGCGGAGTTAGAGAAGTTGGCTTTGGAAGACCTGAAGAAGTACAAAGTAGATGGTTTTGATGGCACAGCGGATGTGTATGGCCTGCCTTTGATACAGCACGGCGACATCGTTGCCTTGACTTCGACGCAATACCCGGAGCGGTCGGCAAGCTACTTTGTAGAACGCACCAAGGTCACTTTCGATGACCAACCGCAGTACAGAAGGAATGTTCAATTAGGTGACAAAGTGACGGCATGAGCAAGGAATTAGACGAATTCACGCGGCTGCTGAAGGACAGGCAGAAGGCATCGCAGAAGCCGCACATCGTGTGGGCAACTGTGAAGGAAGTAGATTGGTTGAGCAAGCAGATGACCGCAACCGGCCTGTTGGATGGCTTAGACTACTATGACGTGCAATTGGGCTTAGGCTCATTCTACCGCAAGCCGATAGTTGGGACAAAGTGCCTGCTCGGGGTGATAGAGAACCAATCGGCGGCTACCTTTCTAATAGAAGCCGAAGCCTTCGAGGAAGGCGTTTGGACATCTGAAAACACGCAGTTGGTTGTGAAGAAGGAGGGCATCGCGCTCAACCGGAATGGTGAGGAACTATTAACGATATTGAATGAGCTTATAGATGAGATAAACAAGATAAAAGTAATTTATGGTAACACGGTAAATATCGCCGCAGTTACCGCGATTAAACAACGATTAAACAACGTTCTAACTATGTAAAATGGCTATTACAGAACTACAATTATCGGCACGGATCAAAGCCGCTTTGGATTTCAACAGCGACAATCCGGAGGTGGACATACCTATAGCAAGGCAACAGCTCGCGGATGACATTGCCTCGGCTGTGAACGACTTCGTGGTAAGCCGTACAGTTACAGTAGCGGGCGTACAACCGGGAAGCGGCGCAGTAGAAGGAATCATAAACGCAGACTAAATGGCACAAGACATTCTTATCGACACTCAAGACAACGACTTGCTCATCTCGGCGGGCGACTTCGGTATTGATGAAAGTACAGACCAAGAGGTGGCGTTTATCTTAATGTCAGAGCAGGGCGAATGGAAAGAAGACCCGCTTGTGGGCGCAGGCCTGTTTAGGCTTGTGAACAGTAACGGCGATGAACGCGACCTGAAGCAGTTAGTGAAGCTTCAGCTTGCCCGCGACAAGAAGAACTATGAACAATTGAAAAAACGAATCAACCTCAAGTTGAATGAAAACGCATAAAACCACTGCGAATCAGTCCTTGCTAGACTTCTCTATCATGTCATACGGCACGTTGGAGGGCTTGTTTGCGCTGTCGTTGCTCAACGGCTTGGCTGTTACCGATGACATTGCCGTAGGCTCATTGGTTGAGGTGGCAGATTTTGAAGGCAAACTGATTTCTGTAGTTGATTTCATTGAAAAGAATAACATACGACCTGCAACAGGCTTTACTGCCGTGCCAATTGTAGAGCCGCTAAGCGGTATCGATTATTGGGCGATTGGTATCGACTTTGTAATTCAATAAAACGGAAAACGTGAGAGACTTTGTGTTCAATTATATAGGCGAATTCCTGACGATGATCATCGGCGGGCTTGGCGGATGGTTCTTTAGTAGAAAGAAGAACGAGGCCGAAGTGGAGGACGTAAGAACTCGAACAGACACAATTCAGATTGAAAATGAAATAAAGCTGTCAAAATACTACAAGGATTTGCTCGACGACTTGAAGCCGAGGTATGAAAAGCAGCTGAATGAATTCCAAGCAGCCTGTGCCGCCAAAGAGATGTTGATGCGAGAGAAGGAGAAGCTGATGCGGGAGAAGGTGGTGCTGCTTAGGCAGGAGAATCAGATACTAAGACAACACATTGCAGATCGCGACAAGCGAATAGCCGAACTTGAGAAATTGAAAAATAATGGCACGAAAAATTGAAAAAATCCGGGACGAAATCCTAACCGCCAAAGCAGGCGAGCCCGCCTTAGATGCATTGACTTCTACGAGCAAAGTAGCTGTATGGCGTTTAATCGTTTATGTCGTGGCCGTAGCTATTTGGACACTTGAAAAGCTATTCGACATCCACAAAGCCGAGGTGGAAGAGTTGATAGCCAACCTGCGACCCGGCACGCCGCTTTGGTATCGCAACAAAGCGTTGGACTTTCAGTATGGCTTTGCGTTGCTGCCGGATAGCGACCTCTTCGATAACAGCGCGGCTACTCAAGAGCAGATTGATGCCTCGAAGATCATCAAGTTCTCGGCGGTGACAGAGGCCGAAACCGAGAGCCGAGTTATCATCAAAATTGCTACGGAAGAAGGTGGCAAGCTCGCGCCGATTGCTATCGACAGACAAGCAGTGTTTGAAGCTTATATCGCGGAGATTAAATACGCGGGCGTGGCCGTGACGGTCATCAACTTCCTGCCTGACATATTAAAGATTCAGATACGCATCTTCCGAGACCCGCTACTCATAGACGAGAATGGCACAGACAGGCTGTCGGGTGGTAAGCCTGTAGAGGCTGCTCTGTTGGAATATATGAGGGAATTGCCTTTTAACGGAGAGTTGGTCATTCAAGACCTCGCCAACAAGCTCGAAGCCGTCAGCGGTGTGAAGATAGTGCAGATAGACAGCATCGAATCTAAATGGATAGAGGTTGACAGCGGCGGCTACGGTCCCTTTCAACCGATAGATGTTAGGAAGATACCGGTATCGGGTTATTTTGAAATAGAAAACTTCAATAACATCACTTATGTGGTATAAAATTGATTACAATCGGCTTGCTGTTATGCTCCTGCCCACCTTTCTGAGGCGCGATCGGATGACGGCGTGGTTGCGGTCGTTGCTTACGCCCGTGTCAAGCTTATATGACGATTGGTTTGCCTTCAGACTTCGCAACATCTATCAATTGGCGCACAACGGCCAAGTAGTTTACCTGCGTGCCGCATTGAATGACAGCTTCGACCCTTCAGACCGCCGCATTCAGATCATTGACGGTAATAAATTCAAACGAAAATTTATTTATACCAATCCCGAACAGAAACCTCGTTTTTTGGGCATGATATTTATAAACCGATCTGCGGACTTCGCCGATACCGGCGTCGACTTCATCGTTGCCGTTCCGAATGACCTGATGTTCAATCAAGTTGACATGGATGCCTTGATCAACTTCTACAAAATCGCTTCAAAACGCTACAAAATAGATATACTATGAATTTAATAAACATCCAACAAACAGGAGGATTCCCGCTTGAGACCGACACAATTGACAGACTGCAAGCTAATC